TTATAATATGTAAACTAAGCCAGACGGGCCCCTCTGAGGGGCAGGTTCATCTATAGACCATCACAAAAAGCCAAAAATTGTGATAGTTTACCGGTCGAAAAGGTTAGAGGGTCAAAGCAGGGCTCACCACCTGGAAAATGTGGGGCCGTGCGAAAGAAAACAGTTGTAGAGGTTTCATTCGAAGTGCTGTGAGATCCATTCTATGTCTCTCGTCCGGTACGGGCTCTCTACTAACTCCAAACCCAGTTCCTCCGGGGTCTCCGAAAGCGCAAGGTTGATCTTCGCTAGTAAATCGTCATAGTACGGTTGTCCATGGTGGTAAGCAAACCGCAGCGCAGACATGATATTTTGTCTGAGCGCCTCTTTGACGATGAGCGTGTCTTCAGTTCGTAGCCAGTTCAGTTCTTCGTGTATCGAATTGGTTGAAATAGGTGCGAGTATGAGATGTGGTCGTCTGGGATGAGGCTTGAATCCTGTTTTTAAGTAGGAGCAAGCGGTTAGCTTTGTAAAGTCGGGTTGAGCACCCCCGGCTTTGAGTGCGTCGGTGTAGCCAACACCATGTAAAAGAAAGTATTCCTGTAACGTATTAAAATTAAAGAAAGTTTGTATTTCAGGGTGAGGGGCCAACACGTGATCATCGCCATAAAAGGTCATCTCCAAAAGAGAATCCTCATGGGCTAAGAGACGCGAAGGTTCTACATGTATTCCTCGTTCTTCCGCAATGGAAAGCAGGCCAGTCAACATGTAGATAATGTTGCACAGGGAGTTGAGGTCAGCAGTTATCGCAGAGCCCGAAGGCATTCCTTGATTCTTGTAAACAACAGCATTCCCTGCAAGGGTAAAGTGGTGAATATGATCCATAATTATCACGCGCCGTGCTCTGGCGCATTCCGGTCCGTCGTTATACCAATTGTTAACAACTTCCACTGCGAGGTCCATAACCTGGGCATTCATCAGGCTTTGGTTTTCGCTCCTGTCGAAACAGGAAGCCTTTTCCTTTTGAACCAGCCGCTCGGGGGAATCGTTTGTAGGGAAGTCCGGGGGATGTTTGAAAGTTAATTCTGTTGTATCCTGCTTCTCTCACTCCATTGATCATTTCTTTTAGAGTAAGCAGGCGCCGGGCGGTGAAGCCAAGCGGATTAACTTTCGAGAAGAAGTTGCACACAACTGCGAAGACTGTCAAAAGAATCGCAGGCTTGAAGCGGCGGGTTGGTTCCGCATACTTCTGTATGCCTTGTC